GAACTTCTTTTGGTAAATCTTTGGTGTATGGTTTGTCATAACCACTATACATAAAATTAATTCCTGAAATATTTGTAATGCATTTATGTCCCCCTGAATTTGCAATTATAAAGTCATATCCATTAATTGATTGTGTGTTTGGATCGTAAGAAGGCATTGAACCATAAAGGGCCATCATGTCTCTTGATGTAAATCCTACGGATTCTTTTGTTGCTTCTCTTTCTGCTATTTTTTTTATTGTTTTGAATGTTAAAATTTGTTTTTCTAATTCTGGTTTAAAATCTAATAAAACTTGATCTTTTATTTCACCCAAATTTATACCTTTTAACGACCTACTTTCTTTGAATGGGTTACATGATGCTTGTACCATACCCATTGGCATGCCGGTTACAAGAAAGTCAGCATCGGGATTATTTCTAAATGGTGTATATCTATCATATGATCCTGCCTTTTTTGCTGAACCAAAACCGTATTGAGATAATACACTACCGGTTCTTTTAACTCCAGAATCTTTTCTACTTTGAACATATTCTTCAGTATTTTTTGTCATCATTTCGGGGGTTGCGTACCCTTTTTCTAATGCCACTTTTTTTATAAAATTAAGAATACTTAAAAGGGATGGTTTTGCATTTAAAACAATATCTTCCAAAAAATTTGGTTTTCCTTTATAGGCTAAAAGTAATTTATTTACAACAAGTCCCATTAACATTTTATTTCTTTTCAAAGACTCATTTTTATCGTATTTGAAAAGGTAGTTCATGACCATTTCTGGTGTTATTTTATTTGCGACAAAATTTGCAGAATCTACTGTTGAGATTAATAATATATCTTCTGCTGTAAAAATTTCTTTTGGTGATAATATCTGAGATATTGTTTCAACATTAGATCTTGCGTGTCTAAAACTTGTTGCGGTATCACTTTCAACACCAGCTTGACTATCGTGGTGGTCGGTATGGATAACAAACATTGGTTTTCCGTGAGCAAAATCAACCAATACCGGCATCACATCTCCTTCACCTTCGGGTTTTTTAATTGCAAATTCTTTAGCGCCGTATTGTATAACCTCAGCATCAACAACATTAATTCCATGTTGTTCAAGATAGTTTTTCATCGCCAGTGCCGTGGTAACACCATCTAAATCTTGATGGAAATAAATTTTAGCTTTTTTATATCTTTTAGATATTTGTTTTATATCTCTAATACCTGATTCTTTTAGTAGTCTTTTCATACTAAATAAATATGAAATAAAACAAAAAAACCAACATTACTGTTGGTCTTCTTTAATTTCTTCTAACTTTTTAAAGTATTCTACCCTTGTTCTTGCAACTTCTGTATAATTTGGTGAGAGTTCTATACCTAACCACCTTCTTCCTAATACTTCGGCGGCCACTAAACTTGTTCCACTACCGGTGAAAGGATCTAATACAATGTCATTTTTATAGGACAATATCTTAATCGCCTTGGTTGGTATGTCCATTGAAAAGGTTGCCTTAGTCAAAGACTTCGTATCTGCAAAATATTTCCATTGGGCAAATACTAAATCCATGAACTCTTTTTTATCTTGTTCCTCATATACCACTTTTTTCTTAAAAGTTCCGTCTTCCTGTTCAATTTCAGTTGGTGTTCCCTTCCATTGTGGTTCGCCCTTGACCTTTTTAATATGTTGTTTTTTATAAGCTAAAATTATACATTCCTTTGGGTTATAGATATATGGTGATGATGGTGACATCCATGATCCCCAAGCAGTGGTTTTAAGTCTATGTGGTGCATCTTCTTCTAAATCAACAAGACCAAAAAATCCGTAACCAATTTCTTTCATCAACTGATACATCTCAGAAACAAATAAAATTCTTCCACCCTTTTTTTGTCTGTTAACTTCGTATGGTATATTTAATGCAATACGACCATCATCTTTTAATACTCTATATGTTTCTGTTAACCAGTTTCTAGCAAAAACAAGATAATCCTCAAACTCCACATCATCTTCATGTACGTCATACGCAATACCTACACCATAAGGAGGACTTGTAACCACAAGGTCAATACACCCTTCAGGTAATGTTTTCATGACCTCAATACAGTCACCATTTATAATCTTTCCTGTTTCTATCATTTTTTTAATGTTATTTTATTATCTAAAAGGTTTTGGTTTATTAGTAACATATCAGGACTTACTTTAATCATAAGTGCCATGTTGCTTTTAGACCTAACTGAATTTACGTTTTCAAAAGTGTCTATTTTATTTGCAAACCTTGTTATTGAAGTATAGGTACCGGTTTTTAACTTATCAATATCCTTATCACCAAACTTTCTAATATCATCTAAATTAAATACAGGTGTTTTTCTAATTAAAGTTTTTCCCTTATAACATATCCAATCATAATTGTACTCATTTGTTTGATACATCTTTGATGCTGTGTTTTTTAAACCTTTTTCTAATAATTCCACATTTTTAAAATCACACTGAATTCTTACAATATAGTTTTCATAATCTTCGGTGATGATGACATTTGTTATACCTTCTTGTTCTTGTAATGTTTTTTTAAACAAACTAATTTTTTCTTTTATTTCAAAGATTTTAGGAACTTTTTCACCATATAAACTATCAAGAGCAAGTATTGCTGAGGTTTTGGTTTTACTTTGACTAAGGTTTATTGAATACTTAAAGGTCCCTGATCCATCTAAATTAATTTTCAGATCTTCAATTATTTCAATACAAGAAGTTAGAAGTAGTATTAATAAAAAATAAAAATATTTCATTTTTTCTCTAACGTATCAATATGATGTTGTAAATACCACAACGCCTTCTTCAGGTCCTCCAACTCCTTTTCTTTATTTTTTTTACCGGCTCTTGAGATATACTTCACAGTATTTCCTAAACTAAATCCAAGATCCCAAGCATCAATCACTTTTATCGCCTCATATGGGTTTGACTCGCCCCCATAATGTTGGGGGTGATTAACTTGTTCATTACTCATAAATTCCAAGTTGGTTTAAATAACTTCTTACTTGTTTACCTAACTCCATATCGTTAGGGTATTTTTTTACTAGTTCAATAATTACTTTTGAATCAACATTGATTTCTTTTTTTTGAACCACAGGATGTTTGTACCCAAATTCTTTCTCCTGTCTTAACTCGTTTAATGATCTTTGTTTTACTACCATGACTTTTTTATTTGAAATAATAAGAAACTATATCTTATTTGTCAAATTTTTGTGTTTGATAATTTTTGATTGAATCATGTAATTCATTATCTTTCTTTTTGCGATAGGTAGTAATGTTTCTTTAAGTGGGTAATTGTTATTATGGTTGACATTAAATACAATCAATTTACTATGAACCTTTGGGTCCTGTAAATTTTTAATTAGTGGTTTTTTTACCTCTTTTAATTTTTCATCAAAATCTCCTTTTGAACATTCACATATTCTTTTTATATGACATTTTGTTTCTAAGTTTCCTTTTTTGATTGGTTTTATAATAAATTCATATAGATAAGTTTTACTACCATAATCTAAAAAGAAAAGACCTTGTTTTGGTTCAATGTTTTTTGGGTTTTGTACCGGGTCTATTGAAACCGTATCATTTACAATATCCCAAATTGCTTTAGCGTGATTAAAATAATCAGTAAGTTTTGTTGATGAATACTTACATATATGATAAACATCTAGTATTTCTTCTTTTGTTAATAAGGGACAATCAACAGGTATTAAGTCTGATATTAAAATTTCATCATCAGGATCCTTTAATGTTCTATTAAGTGTGAGGATTTGACCTTTTTCAATTAAAAGATTGATACTTGCAAGATGTAATGATATTTCTTGAAACTGAGGATATAGTTTAAAACTATTTAAGTTTTTATCTAATTTTTGTAAATAACCTAAAAGTACTAATTGTTTGTGCTCTAAATCAATCGGGTCTTGAAATAACCAGTCAGTTTTCATTAAAATATTTTAGATAAAAAGTAGATGTTTTTTTAATGAGTGTAAATGATTAGTTATATCTCATAACATAATAATCCTCTCCGTTGATGTTATATTCGTTCTCTGTTCCGTCATAACCATTTAACGTGTGTCCGTAACCGTCAGTTCTTATCACATAATCAATAGCGGCGTCTACATCTACAAAATCTAAAAGTGCGCTATTATCATAACCTCTACCTCTTAATACGTTAAATATATCATCCATGTTGTCTTCAACCATACTTTCTATGGTGTCTTCGATTTCTTGTTCATTATAATCACCTTCAGGGTTTTCTTTGATGTCTTCCATTAATTGCTCGTAGTCGTAAATATCATTTTCAATTTCTTCAACTTCTTCGTCAGTAAGTCCACCATCTTCAAGTTTTTGATTTAATCTATCAATACTTGCTTGGTGTATTTCTAAATATTGTTTTTGTTGTTGGGTAAATTCTCTTTTTATATTCCAATCTTCTGGACTTTCTCTAACATATTCGTTGTAGTCTTCATAAAGGTAATCTCTTACGTATCTTTCATCAATATGGTTTTCCCAAACATGTTCTCTAAACGCATCAAAACCAACTTCTTCAATTAGTGATTCTAATTTTTCTTTTGCCGCTTCATGTAAATTATCTTCTCCTTCATAAACAACATATTCACTTTCAAAGTTTTTTGATCCTAACCATAAATAAACACTTGAATTTCCATAATGATTATATTTCTCTTTAAATAAAAAATACTTATCTTCACCTTCTTCTACACTTCCACTTTCTTTAAGATACTCAAAAATTGCTTCAGTTTCATTTGATTCTTTGTCATCATTTTCAACATTCCAATCATCATCCTGTCTTAATAGCTCTTGATGTGCAAGTCTTTGTTTATGGATTTTTAATTTTTCTAATCTTTGCATTTCAGAACCCCAATAATCTAACCTACCTCTTACTTTATTTTTATCAAAAAAAGGTATTTTGGTGTATGCGATATCTAAATCACCTTGTACTAAATCAATACTATCTATATTTGTCACATTTTTATTTCCTCTAAGATCTAATTCACCGGTAATTCTAATTTTTTTACCAGCATAATCAGGAAGTCTTTTAATAATAGAACCATCACCATTAACATAATCCAAAAGTTCTTTATATTCTTCAGGACTAACGTCAACCCACTCTTCGGTCTCTTCTTTTATTATTTTTTTAATTAAGGAATTTAAACTCATATTTTATAAATAGTTTATGTTTACAAATGAATATTCATACTTTATAAATATTTATATATAAAATAAACCTCTAAAAAATTTTAGTCATGGGATGCGGTTGCAAAAATAAAAACAATGGTCAACAGGCACAACAACCTGTTCAAACACAACAACAGTCTAATAACAATACTGTTAAGGAAGCTGTACAGAAAATTGTAGAAAAGTATTACAATAAGAAATAAAAAACTATTTAGTCATATTTTAATTTTTTATAACATTAATTAAAAATAAAAAGTTAAAAAAATTAATATGATTGAAGTTTCAAGTTTTTTATCAGGTAAAAATCTATGTAATATTTTTGCGGACCTTATTGTAAAAGAAATTAATAAAGTATCTCCTGATGCTATAACAGAAATAAAAGTTATAAACGTCAGGAGTTTTTTTATTGTTAAAGGTTTTACATCTTCTGAAAAAATAGTAAATGTTTCAGATATTTTATCTGACTTATATCAAGGTTATGATGAAAATTTAGTAAAAACCGTTAGAGTAATTGATGTGATCATTTATAACAAAAAAATAGATAGAAAATTAAATATTAATATTCAAAATAATAATCAAACAAAAAAAATTGAGGGTAATTTACTCGTAATATGTAATAAATTACAAAAAGAAGGATATTATTTAAATTTGAAGGTTCATGATAAAAATTTATTTTATGATTTTGAACATAGTGTTGAGTATGTTCATGAATATATTTGTTCAAACTTTAAAGGATATAATTGTATAAAGGACGACTTCTCTAATGATGTTTACGCTTCTGATTTAATATACGGTTTATCAGACAATTATGAAAAATATTATCACTTTTTATTGAACAAAATATCTTTTAACTTATTGAGTCGTGGTTTCTCAACTTCTCTAAACCTTTCGATAAGTTCAAACAATAATTTAGAAGATATTGATTCCGATAATATAAATCTTTCAATACATAATAAAACAACTATTAATAATGAAAAACTAGAAAGTTTAATTTTAGACATTTTCAGTTTTAAACTTTCAGATATTAAAAATGAATTTAATTTAAGTGACTTTGATTTAATTGATAGCTTAACAGAAACGGATTATGTTACCTGTTGGGAAAACTATAATGGCACTAAAGACTTAATGTTTTTATAAAACGTACTTTTTTACCTTGTTCACACCTTCAAATATATCTTGAAAATCTCTTTCGGGTGCAAGTAATTGGATGTTACTTGCATTATCTTTTTCATCTAACGTTAATAACATTAATGCAGGTACGTACTCATTTTCCGTTAATTTAGTAAATTCATCGTATTCTTCTTCAAAATCATCAATGTCTCTTTCTATAAACGGTATGTTTTCTTTTTCTAATTCTTCCTTAATCATTGTACAAAAAGGACATCCCTTCATTGTGTAAACTACTGTAACTTTCATTTTAATCTATTGTAAAATATTTATTTAATCCTTTTAATAAAAAATTTAGGTTTTGGGTATCTTGAAGTAAATATAAAACATTGATGTTGTACGCGTTTTCGTGTTCAGCTCTTTTGAAATAAACATACACATCTGTTTTACCATACTTTATTAAACCTTCTCTCATTAATAAATAAACTCCATCATATTCTGAACTTACCCACACTAATTCATTTTTTTCTTTAAGTTTGTTAAACCCATCTCCAACAATTTTTTTTGTTTTAACAAACGATGGGTAAGTTTTATTTTTATTAATAAAAATATCAATAATATTATCTGGTACTAATTTTTTTTCTTTTTCCATGTGTCAAGGTAAGTCTATAAATAGTTCATCATAACCATAATTAAAATCAAAAGACATGTTAATTTCATCATTTATTTCGTTGACCCATCTCGGATAAATATCATAAACAGATTTTGTTTCGTCATACTCCTTAAATTTAGCAAACATCCTATTGATCCTTCCATTTTTATACTTTTTAGTCATTACTGGTAATTTTATAAAACCTTTTTTATAAAGATAATCTAGTCTTTTATCTAAATCATCAACCGCCTCAATCCATTCATCTGTCAACATTCTATTATACTTACCTAAAGTTTGAACTCTTTTTAATCCATTATTTGTGTACGTATATTCAATTGTTGCTCTATCAGTTCCATCTTTACCTCCCTTTCTAAGTGACACAATAAAACAATGTGCTTTTTCTGAATAGGTTCTTACACAATTATGTTGGTTTGCCGATTCTCCCTGATAATCTTCCGTTGTTTTTAAAAGTATTGGAAAATATGTATCATCTGAAGTATAGATTGGATCTTCAACCAAAACGGAATCTTCACCGTAAAATCTAGTAACATGTCCATTACTATAGGATTCAAGTAATGTTGACCATTCTACGTGTTCTTGACCGAACTCTTCTAAATTCTTTGCAACTATTTTAACTTCCTCACCATAACTCAAAAGTTTATGTTTAAATCTTAAATGGTCCCTTAATGTACCTAAAAAATTTTTAGATTTTGTTTCATTTAAAATGTTAAGTATATTTTCTTTTTCTTTTTTTGTAATAAGTGAATCAATATTTTCATAATATATACCACCATCCGCAACTGGATTATAGACTGAATACATTTCTGTTGTAAAAAAAACCTCCTCTTTAATTTTATTAAATAAGTCTTGTCCTAAAAATCTATATAACTCTACAATACCATCAATGTCCAAATAATTATAGTTATTTAAAAGTTGTCTTATTTTTACACCTTTCAGATTATTTTTTTTCATAAACCAAGTAACCAAATTGGCATCATACTTTCTTACTTCTTTAGTTGGTGCAAACATTTTAGAAAACTTCAAAAAAGCATTTGGATATTTTATTTTTGAATTTTGAAGAATAATTTCATAATACTTTTCTTGTATTGTGTTGAAATTATTTGTTGAAACTTTAACATTAGTTTTTTCAATTATTTTATTTAAAAAAGTATGGATTACATCATATCTTTCATGAACTGTAAAATAATAATTTAGTTCACTCATAATTGAAGTTAGTTCAATGTCAGGAACATTAACATTACATCTGAATCCTAAATTTTGTTTTCTTTTGAATTTAGATTCTCCAGTATAAAATAACTTTTTCTTATAATTAAAAGTTAAAAAA